TTTTACTCTTAGTGGTTTTAGAGTTATTTCCTCTTCTCCTATCTTAATAGTTTTACCTAATCCTATATGTTTTGCAAATCTACCCATCTGTTCTCACCTCTTTTCCATCCAGTGTTTTGATTACTTTTTCTTCTGGATTCTTTTTCTCAAGAATGTTTAATCTTTCTTCCATCTCAAGAAGCTTTACATATAATCTACTATTATCTAATAACCATTTCAAAGTCATTCCATAATCTGAACTGAATTCTTCGTCTGCTATTTGCTTGAATTCTTTCAAAGTTCTTTCTGGAATTCTTGAAATAATGAGAGCAGGTCTATATCTAAGTACCCGCTCTCGTATCTTTTCAATCTTTTCACTCATTTACATCACCTACGTGTATGGAGCTAATGCTACCATAGCTGCCGTATTATCGCATGAATCTTCTTGGATATTTCCTGCTGTTCCACCTACGTTTTGTGCTGGGAATTTCATTTGTACTGTGAATTTCAAAAGTCCATCAGTAAAGGATGGTTTGCATGATGTTACATATCCGTCCTTTGCATAGAACCTATATCCTTCAGATGCACTAGCTACTCCTGCACTTCCTGAAGCTGCTGCTGTGTCATTTGTCCAGAGTATAGATACAGCCATTTCGTCTCTATAGATTGTGTTTGTTGAAGTCAATGGTTCGCTTGTATCGTATGTTCTATTTAAGAACTGGGAAAAACCACCACCAGTTCCACCAGCCCCACCTATAGCTACTGGATAGGCTTCGAAAGTAACTGTTGTGTCTCCTTCTGGTACTTTCTTGACGTGTCTTCCACCAGCTAGATTAGCCACTGTTTCTATGTCTTTATCTCCTCTGTCTATATCTACAGTTTCTGTTATTCCTGCATAACTTACCCATGCTCCGTTTTGGCTAGCTATTGATATTAAGCAAGTCTCACTCCAAACACTTACTGTATTGGCAATAACAATCGCCTCCTTTGTTTTTTTTATCTAAACGCTGTTCTTATAGTTTTTGTCATCTCTTTTCCAGCTACTTTTCTAAAACTCTTCATAGCACTATCACTTCCTTTCTTAAGGAATTTGTAAGTAGGACGTCCCATTCTTTTTGATGCACCCGGATGGTGAACCTGTTTTGCAAACCTACGTACACCATCACGTCCAATCCAACTCAATCTTCCAACTAATTTTGGGGTTTTTGGGATTGGATGTGGTGCCGTTCCATCATGTACCATACCAGCATAAAATACAGAGCTACCAACTCTATATCCATTCTTTATCTTTATTACTTGTATGCTTTTTGACAACTGTCTTTGTTTGTGATATTTTCCTAAATTGATTAATTTCTTTGAAACATAACTTGTCCTTGTTGCTGCCCATCTTAATATATTATCTGCTGCTCGAGGAACACTTGCTCTTCCACTTCCTCCAAGTCTTCTCAATCCTCTAGCTACTTTATCAGCTCCTATTACTTTAACACTAACGACCATAAAAATCCCATTCCACTATCACATCAGTATGATACTCTGTAGTATTATCATCTAAAACAACTTCAGTAGTGGCAGTTGAGATAAATCTCATATTATAGCAAAACTTTGCTTTATAAGCAGATTGATTAGTTCTGAGAGCTTTCTTAACAGCATCAACTAATGCAGGAGAAGTGTCTCCCTTTCTAGTAACACAAGTTAGAATAACTGAAATAGTTGAATCGTAAATTGGGTCATCACTTTGAGTTAGAGAAACTTCTGGTGTATTTGGAGTCATAATCTCTACTCTAGAATATCCTTGCTTGCCTAATTTAGTAGGTCTTCCTTTTAGAATCTTAGAAGTATATGCACTAACATCTGCAGAAGCAACCAAATGTGTTCTTATTAAATCTCTTATGTCATTCCCTAAAGTTGATATACCAGCCATAATCTCACCGCAATAGCTATCGGGAAGGAAAACCATTCCCTAGTGATTTATTGATAATTACCCATATTAACCATGTCAGCTCCAATCTGCTTAAGCTCTATAATCTTTCTTTTAATCCTTTCTGTTCTTGTAGCTTCTGGATTCATAAAGTCTGCTACCATATCCATACAAAGTGCTTTAATATCATCTGTGGCAGCAGCTGTTCCATAAGTGTAAGTTACTTTAACTGTTTGATTTCCTAGTACAAATGTTCCGGGAGTTGCACTTGCATTAAGTTTTATTATTCCTTCTGGAAGGTAAGTATCATACCAATTCGAACTCATCTGAGTAAAAACATCATCGTTATCGTCATCTATTCCCAAGTAACTTACAGCAGCTATGTCCATCTGTTTTAATTTCAAAAACTTACTACCATTTCCATCATAAAGTTCTTCAGTAGCGGTTTGAGTTCCTTGCCATGTTCTACCAGTTCTTGCGTCTATTTCCTTAGTAGCACCTGAAATAAACAAAGCAATTTGCCCATTTCCCCATTCTGCTGCTTGAACATTTGTCCAGTTTCTCACCTCAGCTACTGTACAATACAAAGCCAATTTAAACACCTAATAGTTTTATACCAGCAAATGTAGCAATAGCTCCAATTAAGACCATAATAACTCTACTAAATAAGTTTTTTAATTCACTATGTTCTGCTTTAGTTGTTGAACTATGAGCTATTAAAACATCATTCAATTTGCCTGTATTCGCTGCTATATTCTTTACTGCTTCTGCTGTAATAGTAGTGTTATGATTAATAGTTTCCATACTCTTTGATATTCTTTCTAGATGTGCATCTGTCAAGGTTTTTCACCTATAATCTTTCATTAAACATACTTGCTCTTACAGCATCAAAAATCTGAAGTAAATTTGCTTTTGTTATTTTCCCAGCTGGTTCTACTACTGGTTTTTGTACTGTTCCATTTTTAACTTCCAAAATTATCTTCACATTTAATGGCTTTTCTTCTTTCTTCTCTTCTGGCATTTTAATCTACCTCCTATTTTACTAAACTATCTAATAGTGCCTGAAACTCATTCTTTGCGTTTGTATGTCTAGCCTTTAGTGCTACAGCAGTATCGTAAGCAGCTTTTAATTCATCGTAGTTTTCTACTCCTTCCTGTGGTTCTGCTGGAATGCTTACTGCATTTGCTTTGGTTGTCAAACTAGCTATTCTTGTTGATACAGCTGATTCTTTAAATTCCCATGGGTCTGCTCCATGTTGTGTTACTGTCCATGAGTTTTCATCCCAAACTCCATTATCAGCTTCTCTTATGAGTTTTTCAGGCGTTCCAAATCCATATATGTCTCCCATTTATATCATCTCCTATCTTAGTTTCCTATTGAAGTCCAGTCTGTATCTGCGACTGTTCCAATGTAAGTTATGCTTGCTCCTGCTGCTAAAGCTGCTGCTGTGTTTGTTCCTGCTCCCAAGTCGTCTCCTGTAGCTGGGAATACATCACAGCTCTGCGCTCCGTCATTCTTTATTTTCACAATAGTCCCGACAGGGAAAGTCGCTGGCAAAGTTACAGCGTCTCCTGCATTTGCACAAGTAGAAATTACATTATATGTAGATAATAAAACTCTATCGCCCTGAGAAGAACCAGCGTCTGCTGTTAGTCCTACGTTTGCTTCATGTTTTTGGAGTATGTGACTTGAGACTTCGGTCCATCTTGTCCCTTCGACTGCTCCAGCAATCATAGAAAGTGCGTCTGCTGCTGCGAAACCTATTCCAGTATTGCCATCCCCCGCAGTTGTAAAAACAGGATTTGTAGCGCTTGCAGCTTCATCCATTATAGCAGCGCCAGAAGAAGTATTTGCCCTAAACTCCCCCCCGTCTAATAAAAATCTTCTAACTCCAGCGATTGCAATACTTAAAATATTAGCGCCACCTGAATAAAGCCCTTTTTCAGTTGTGCCAATCCTCAAGCTAGGTTTAGCTGCTGCTCCAGCTGTGTTCGAACCGTCTATAACAACTTGACAACCCTCAGTGTCAGAAGAATTTTCAATTACTTTAAACCATTCTTGAGCTTGACCAGCACCTGCATCTATTTGGAATAAAGCTCCTGTAGTTAAATTGTCGCTATCACCAACTATAATATGTGCATTTTGGGTCGTGTTAGCGGTTGCATTTTGAGAAGCTGTAACTATGCTTGATGCTTCTGTAAACCTCATGGCTTCCACACCGCCAGCAATAAGTGAAAGTTGGTCGGATGCTGCCCTGCCAATTCCTGTATCAATATCACCTCTAAAAGAAAGCGCTGGTGAAATTGCTGTTGCTGCAGCTACTTTAAGATAATATCCTGACGGTGTTCCACTCTGTAAATATGTCGTAGCTGCCTGATGTCTTGCATTTCCCGCAATATTTAATATTAAAGTTGTTCCTGATTTTACATTTAAACCTGTTCCTGTTGTTCCGAACTCCAGGCTTGGTCTGAATTCCTGATTTGATAGAGGTAGAATTAACTGACCTCTTTCTGTATCATTTGAATTTTCAATAACTTTAACCCACTCTACATCTGCACCTGCCCCACCAACTATTTTAAGTAATGCACCTGTGGTAAGATTATCAGAGTCTCCTGTTATGATGAGAGCATCTTGAGTAGTATTCGCAGTTGAATTCATTGAAGCAGTTACGATTGAAGATGCTTCTGTGAACCTCATTCCTTCCACACCGCCAGCAATTAAACTTAGTTGGTCTGCTCCTGCCCAACCAATTCCTGTATCATCATCTCCTTCAAAAACATATACTGGATTTGTTGAGGTTGCTCCTTCTGTAGTCATTATTTGGAATTGAACTCCTGCACCGTGACCTGTGAAAATCGTTGAGCTAAATTTAGCCACATGAGTTCCGCCAGCAGCAATATTAAGAAAATCTGCTTGTTGATTAAAGAGTCCTGTTTCACTGTCACCAATTCTCAAACTTGGCTTTGTTGTATCTCCTATTGTATTACTTCCGTCAATTATTACCTGACAGCCTTCCGTGTCATTTGAATTCTCTATAACTTGTAACCATGATTTGTCTTGTGATGCTCCACCAATGACTTCAAATAAAGGTCCGGTTGTTAATGCATCAGAATCTCCTTTAATCAATAATCCCGTTCCTGTTGTTAAACCTGCATTTTCAAATATACATCCAGAAGCAGTGGTTACAGTATCATGGTCGAAATTAAATGCTCCAGTATTAGCTCCAGTAGTAGGAGTTGTTGTTACGTCTGTTGTGTAAGTTGAGCCTGTGCGATTTACTCCAAGGACTACAACTCCCTCTTCTCTAACATTAAAATTCTGTCCAGCTCCAACTTCATTAAGGAAAGTTCCAGCACCGTACAATCTGATATATGGTCTGGCATCCTGATTATTTGCTAATAATTTCAAATCATCATTAGCAGTATGACCACCATGAATAGGACCAACTGCTGCACTAGGTTCTAAAGTGATTCCACTAACGAAATTTAATTGTTGAGCTTCTCCACTTGCATTTTTCCTAAAAAATATAGGATTAATCATCTGTGCCATTTAAATCGCCTCCTAAGACGTTATTTCAACTATCCAACTTACACCTTCATTGTTTTGTTCTGAATCTATGTAAACATCGCTTACATTATCTACTTGTAAAGCCACTCCTTCTCCCGGATTAAGTTGATATCCATTAGTTGAACTAACTGCTGAATTTCCTACATAAACCATATCTGTATTTGCAGTTTTTGCTTTAAGTAAGACTGAATGTCCATCTGTTATAGCTAAACTTCCCCCACCATTTAATTGAACTGCTGTTCCTGCTGTTGCCACATCCTGAACTCCTTGAGTCAGACCAGTTGCATTTATTCCCATACTTGTTATTTTTGCGTGTAATTCTCTATCTGTACTCATTGCTAGAGCACCAACATCTCCAGAATCTACTGCATCGTTAGTAGCAATTCCCATTATTGCTAATCCTTTACTTGATGCCACTGTAAATTCATCGGAGTCGTCTGTATAATCGTTTAATTCTATTGTGCTTATTAATCTTCCTTTGTTATCAAATTGAGCAATTGCAGCTGTTCCATTACTATATGTTGGAAGAGTAGTATTGTATTCACCACCAATAGCCATAAAGGCTGGTGCTGCTACTTGATTTGCACTAGAAACTAAAACAGGTGTTTTTGCTCCATCTTCAGTAACAACCATATTGTATAAAACACCATTTAAACTCGCAGCAGGTCTAATTGCCTGTCCTTCTGTTACTGCGTTTGGTAAAGCAGAACCATCAAAATCTTTAGCTTCCCAAAGGGTTTGTATAGCTCTCGCTATGACAGAAGCACCATGAGTATTATAACCACCAATCTTCAAATGTCCATTTACATCACTTTGAAGAACTGTTGCATCTCCATCTGCGTAAGTTGTTACGCTTGCTCTATATTCTCCACCAGCTGGTATAAATTGAGGATTTGCTGGCATTGCTCCATCATCTGTAGGAATAGGAAATGCTCTAAATGCGTTTGCTGTTTCATCATATCCACCAATACCTTGCCAATGTTCTGTTACTGTTGCTAAGGATTGGTCTTGTGTGAATACATACGCATCTGTTTGCGTACCATCTGTTAACTGAAATGCAGAAACATCTACCTGAACGTTCCCAGAAATAGTTACATCTGCATCTTGTAGCTTTACTCGTACAGCTACATTTCCTTCTGCATCCTCTACAAAAGAATTCCATCTTCTATCGTTTAAACTTGTTGGAAGTGCCATTCCAATCGCCTCCTGTATATTTTACTAATCAGACCCCTTAGATAGGCATGGGTCGTCATTCTAGTTAAATTATTATTCTTTATTCTATTTAAAACCTTATTTTGTTGCGTAAACAATCATTCCTACTTCATCATTGTTAGTACACGATATAGTTACCTTAGTTGCGGTTGTTCTAGCCACTTTCAAAACATTTGCAGTTGTTTCATTATTTGCTGCTATCCCAATTATACTCTTTACTGGGAATGTCAAAGTGTCATTGTTTTGACAATCTGTTATTCTAACCACATACAATCCCGGTACTGGTTCTGCATAGCTAACATTACTTGAAGCTAATGTATAATCTGCCATTTAATCTACCTCCAAATATTAAAATGATGGGGTCTAAAAAACCAACCCCATATTAAAACGCTTAGTCTAGTCCCCAAACACGAATGTATTTGACTGCTGTAGATGCTGTTCCCGGAATTGTTATTGTTGTTGTACTCCATGTTCCTGATGCAACTGCTGCACCATCTGCACCTATTATATGTACTCCATAAATTGTAGCAATTTTTCCTGATACGGAAATTGTATCACTTGGTGCTGCTGTTGATGGGGTTACAATCAAATAGTCTTTGACACCTGCATTAGGTGCGATTTGGGTAAATGTCGAAGTTGAAGTTATATCTGTCATCTTTCATCGCCTCCTATAAATAACTGTAGAATCGGTAATTCCAATTCTCAGCTTTACAGACAAGTGAACCATACCACTTTATCATGAATTTGCTAGAGTCATTGGTCTTTGCCAATTCTTCCATTGTTTCGTCTTGAAGCACTCTCAGCTCCCATGTATTGGTGTCATACACATGGATTTCTTTTCCACCGCTTGATGTTGGCATTGCCAAATCTGCGATGATAGGGATTCCATCGACTTCTACTGCTGTTATTCCAAAGGAAATTTGTGTTATACTAACGTATCGTAGATGTGATTGGATTAATGCTTTTATGTCGTCCAAAGTCTTGTAGTCTGTAACTATCAAGTCTGGATGTCCATAAGCATTCCTAATTGTTCTTACTGCAGTTCTTAGCAAATCTATTGTTATTACTGCTGTTGAACTTCCATCGCTTGTGTTTGTTGTTACCCAATTAGTAAATCCATCAAATCCAGTTGCGTCATTTGTTGTTCCTGTACAGATTTGTTTCTCTAAATGCTCTACTAAAGAACGTCTCTTTACAGAGATTTCCTGTTGCATTGCATTCAAATACTCAGCTGAAGCTGCTAACATTGGACCAGTTACTCTACCTACTGCGTAACAGAATTTAATTGGTTTGGTTACTCTTGTGTAAGTATCGTCTGCTTCAGTTAATGCTCCATCTTCTGCTGTAAATCCTTGTATTGTTCCTTTTGCTGTTAGTTTGTTAAAGTCCGTAAATGCCCCTCTATTTGTTCTGCGTTTTATTATTCCGCTATATAATGGCGTATCGAAGTTTGTTATGTCTGTTATTTCAGGGTCTAGATATATTGGTAATAGTGTTGGTAAACTTCCACTTGTAGTTGTATAACTTGTGCCTGTTGCATAAACTTGTGATGTTGTTTGTAGTGCTTTTGCCTCAGTGCTTTTTACAAAGCTTTTAACTTCAAGTTTCAGTTCTTTTCCTTCCCACTTACCAGAAATATCTATACTTTTTGCTTCCCGTTTGACTGGATGATGTCGGTAAACAGTCCTGTCTGGAAGATTGCCAAACGAGGTCATGTATGCTGCCCCGGGAACGAGTGAGCCATCAGCGTTTCCAAATTGTGCCATATTCATCGTCCTCCTTTTAGTTGACCCCTTTCATCTGCTTCCATGCTGCCATTGCATTGAACGGGGTTGCCTTTTGCTCAAATTTTGATTCATTTGATACCAAAACTCGAGATTCTGGTTTTACACTCTTCAATTCTTGTTTTAATGCTTTAATCTCTTCTTTTAAGACTTCCTGAATTAACTCACGAGCTAATGCCTTCACTTCATCTGTTGCAGGTTTTTCTTCAGCTGGTTCTTCTGTTTTTGGTTCTTCTGCTGGTTTTTCTTCAACCTTCTCTTCAGGAGTTGCTTCCTGAGTCTCAGGCTGTGAAGTCTCCGAAGGCTCTTCTGTAGGTTTTTCTATTTTTTCTTCCTCTTTAGGTTGCTCTTGAGCTGCAGGTTCTTGTTTTATATCCTTCATAGACTCAACCTCCATGTTGTCTTTTAAAATTTCATTTATTGCTTTTGATTTTATGAACATATCAGTAATTGTACAATTTGGGTTTGCAGGTCTTCCTGTAAATGCTGCTCCTCCAAAATTTAAATCATCTAATATTCTAATCCTTTTTCCATCCATAAACTCATATCTATAATTCAATGGTTCAAATTCAATACTAAACGCATCTAAGAATCCATTCTCTAAACTCCCCTTTACTGAATCATAACCCGGATGGAATTTATTAAGCATTACTTCAATCATAAGACCTTTATTATCAAACATAGAATCTGTTATTTTTCCAATAGGAAGATTTCTAGAATCTTCCAAAATATGCTCATGGTCTTTTCCTATTTTGAAAGTCATTCCAGAATCCTTTATTTGTTTTGCTATAGATTGCAAACAATGTGGAGATACTATGTCATCGACTAGGTCTAAATCAGATGTACTTAAATAACCACGTACATACATATTTCCATCCACACTTTTTATTTCAATAGAATCAGTATAAATAATATCTCCAGAAATTTCTGTCTTTTTCTGCCATTTATCCCCTACTTTTTTATATACGTTTTTAACAGCTGCCCAAGCTACTTTAGCAGCTCTTTCTTCGCTTTTATATTGCTTTAAAGCAGCATTAAAGGCTTTTCTATAAATAGTCTGAGCTGCAGAAGGCAGATTATTTCTAACACTAGCCGGAAGCCCAGCATTACTTGCGTATGGCATACATAATTATTGTATTAGGTAGAATTTAAGTGTTACGGCTTCTGTCGAAGTGCTGCTGTTTGCTTGTCGGTGTCTTCTGAAAGCTTGTCTGGAGACTCTGTTAGTACTTGATGGTTGTTTAAAAGATTCTGATTCAATTGTCCTGTTTTATTAGAATTTGCTTTATTTGGTTTACCTCTCATTCCTTCTGGTATTTTAAGCATATTCCAGCACCACTTTGGATTAACTAATCCCAATCCCAATAATTGTTCGCAAGTATCTGCTTTTATTTTTAGAGTTTGAACTTCACGAACTTCATCTTGCCTATATGCTTTATTGAATTTTAACTTCACGCCAAATTCATTTAAAAGCTGGCTGTTTATCACATCTTGAAATATGTCTTGCAAATGTGATATTTTTCTATAGTATCCATCTGTTCCCGTTGTACTTCCTTTTACTCCTTTAGAAATCAATAAATCCGAAAGTCTGCTTGATGGTATGTTCCAAGCCATTACAATTACTTGAGTCATATATCTTGCCAATTCTCTAAATTCCATATCTTTTGACATGGCATTTAAAGGAACTGCAGTAACCTTTCCACAAGTAACTATTGATTTGTGTTTATTTCTATCTGCTTGCCATTGTTGAAGAGATTGTTTAAATGCGTTATAATTTGCACTTGTCGGAACTTCTTCTTCCAAATTAAACATCATCTCAGGAATTCCACCTTTTTCAAAAAAGAATTGTGCAAAATTCTTTATATGTATGAGAGTTGACAATTCCTGAATTAAAGTTTGCATTGGAGTAAATCCATAGAACTTTCCATCTATCTGCATATATCTAAAGTGAATTACTTCGTCAGCCATAAAGGTTTGTTTTAATTTAGGGTCTGGTCCTACTTCTTGAATATATTTAAGAACATTCCCAAACTTGTCCCATTTTGCTGTCATTGTAGATGAAGGAATTATTCTAAAAGACCTAGTTTTTGTTATATCCTCATCTTGGATTTTTATTTCTTCAATAGCATTGTCTATTATCAAATTCTTTACATCTGACTTTATGTTTATCTTTGGAAACACTCTCAAAGCAGCATTTTTAATATCTGTATCATTTAGTTTAGCTTTCCAGATATAAGCATCTCCAGTAACAAGAGCATCTATCCAAAAGGTTGTAAATTGTTGTTTTGCAAAATTATCTTGTAGGAATTTCTCTGCTCGTTTCTTACCATTCCTTCCTCCATCCAATTCCCAACCATCACTTAGTATATCTTCAGTTATAGCAGAAATTATGGACATTATCTCTGGTGAAGTCTTCATATAATTGTAGAGCATCTTATAGTTAACTTCTGGTCTTTTGCCCCCACCAACTGTTGTAAAGAAGAAAGGTGTATTTAATAGAGGAGTTCCTTTTATTTCTGTTTTTTTTGGATTTTTTCTTGTTTTTCTAGATTTTATTGATTTTTTTGTAGATTTCTTCATAGATATATCTATGATTCATCAAATTTAAACCTTTCGTTTGGGAATACTCTCTACTGCTACATTACCAGATAAGATAAAACAATCTTTACATTCAATACAGCGAACCTTCTTATAATCTGTTTCAAATTGCCCTCTAACACGCTTTAGGAATCCTTTACATTTTGGACATGGCATTAAACCGCCTCAAATGATGCTACTCCAACATTCCCGTAGTAAGCAATATCATAAGCTAGAGCTAGACTAATTACAGTATCATCATGAGCTCCAACTCCTTCGTATGTTTCTTTCTTCTCAGTTCCAATCCTTCTTTCTCTAACTTGAAAAGCCATTAGTTCTTTAATTAGAATTGGATGATTTAAAATGAATAAAGTTTTAGTCATGAAACCGGACTGGAGTTGTCCAAGCACTCTTTCCTTTGAAGCACGCACAGTCTTGAATCCAACAGTTACAAATTTAAGGTCATCATCTAATTTAGCATCAGAAACAAGACTTTGAGATAATCCTCTCTCTTCTATTTGAATCTTTCGGAAATTGAAAATTTTATGAAGTTCTTTAATTCGAGTTAACTGCCAAGAAGCACGCTTCCCTTTATATCTCTCTAATTTAACAAGTCTGCAAATTTGAAACTCATCTTTTTCAATAATAGTAAAAACACTAAAGTCTGCAGAGCTGCCTTTTTTAAGAGCTACATCAATACCCATATAATAAAGGCATTTTGGTTTTGGAGTATTGATTTCCAGATTACTATGGATTTGTCCTTTAATCATTTCCTCTGGGAAGAAGGAATCTCCTCCAGCCATCGGATTGCAGAGATATTCTCTATCGAATTTAAGAAGTCCCATATTATTTCTGATTTGTTCTAATTCCGTTAAATCAAATCTCTTCTTCCAGAGAGGTTCAATCCAATTCCCAGTATCATCCATTATAACTGCAGAATATCTTTTATGAATCCATCCTTTCTTTTCTTCTAATTCAGCAAGAAGGTCATCTGTCTTCATTGGTGTTCCCACTACTATTAATTGACCTTTTCTAGTATTCACGCATGGAGTTATTACAGACCAAAAAAGTTCTTTAGCCTGTTCTTGAGTTATCTCCTCATCTCTTAGAATATCATCACAAATAAAGTAATCAACATGAGTACCTCTAATTCTGGTAGTGAATGGTTTGATTTTAAGCACATTTCCATTTCTAGTAGTTAGTTCGGTCTTACTCCAAGAGTCGCTTCTATCAGTTGGGATTAATTCCCTAAGCACTTCATTCTCAGAAATAAGCTTTTTAATAATCTCAAGAGTATCTTTAGCCTGTTGCAATCCAGCAGAAACTAAAGCAATCCTAATATCCTTCTTAGTGTAAAGTAACCAAATTGAATAGCACACGCTAAACAAAGTAGTTTTCAAATGCCCTCTAGGACTTATTATACAAACAAACCTATTATTCCAAAGCAGGTTTAGTTGTTCCACATGGAAGGTGTCGAGACTATATCCGATGACGTTCTCGATGAACCATGGTAAGTCGTACTGTATTCTAACAAGAGCACTATTTTCATTCTGTCCATTAAATATCATCTCCCGTGTTCGCTGCATCTGGTTCACTCCAATTTGAATTATCTTCTATACCCTCAATATAAAATGGCAATCGTTTACCACACTCTTTGCACTTTCCAATTTTTTTTAAACACTTCTTGCACAAATCCGATACAAAACATATTTCAGTCATTTAATCACCTTTTTAATCTATTAGTTAGAGTATCATAGTCTTGATTAGCCCAAGCATGAAAACATTTCTCACAAACAACCAATTTAGAATTCATAAGCTTAGGCTCAACTATAACAAACTTCCCATCAGCCCTGCCCTGACAAATCTCACATTTCATGCTTCTATCGCCTTTTTCTTCTTTTTCTTCTTAAACATATCTATAATCTCCGGAGCATAAATTGTTATCATACCTTTATCAGCATCAGCAATATATTGCCTTTTCTCCATCCAGTCTAAAATCTGATTTTGAATATTTTGATTAACATTAACTGTTATTTCCTTAGTTTGAACAGATTCAATTTTTTGAATCAACTCACCTTGCTTTTTCATATACAAAGCAATACGATTAGCCCATGTAGAGAGCAACCCATTAAGCATCCCGTAGGCTCGAATTTCATCCTCTCCAAACTGCCCAGAAGAAATCTTATTCTCAATCTCACCCATGTACTCTTTAATCTTATCTTGCATATCTAACAAATTTCTAGTAGTGTTTAATTCCTGCTCAGCTAACTCCTCAAGAAACTTCTCATTACCGGAAATAACCATCCCCAAATCATTAAGAGCTTTCTTCTTCCAGAGGTAAATTGTATTATGACTAATCAATATACCTTTCTCCTCTAGAACTTTAGAAATACTCCTAGCACTTTTGTGGAAGTTTTCAATAATAACCCCCTGAGCATTATGAAACTCCACTGTATTCCATTTAGCCGGTCTTTTTATCTTCTTCGGTACTTCCATTATTATCCCTCCTCTTCTTCTCTAAATAAGCTTCCTCTAAAGCTTTACTAATGTTATCCTCTTCATAAAGCATCTTAGCAGTTTCTATATTAACCATTATGGTTTTAGGAACTTTAAGTACTCTAGTTCTCTTCATCCAATCACCTATAATATTATTAGTTATGTAAATATTTAAAGCTTACGTATGAATTATTTAACCAATTTCCCCAACCAAAAAAAATTTTTAAAAACAATAATCCCCAAGGTAATTACAACAATCACCCCTTTTCTTACCAAAAAAATTATAAATATCTTCTTTCGAACCAACTGTCCTATTATATCAATACACTTTACCACTACTACCCCGTATACTGTCCTATATTATATACTTACTTATTTAATTATGTATTATATGTATGATACTTTGTGTGTCCGCACTACTATTCTAAGAACTAATTGATTACAACAGCTATACGACAATAGTCTTATCTATCTA